CTAAAAGATTTATCACAAGCCAAAGAGATTGCGATTGATTTAGAGACAAGAGATCCGAACCTAACGACCCGTGGATCGGGGAGCGTTCGTGATGACGGAGAGATTGTCGGTATTGCTGTAGCTGTTGAAGGTTGGTCGGGATACTTTCCGATTGGTCATGAAGGTGGTGGTAATATTGACAAAAAAATTGTTATGGATTGGTTCAAAGATGTTTTGAAAACTCCAGCTACAAAGATATTTCACAACGCTATGTATGACGTATCGTGGATACGTGCCTATGGTTTACAGATTAATGGACGTATTGTTGACACCATGATAGCAGGGTCTTTAGTCAATGAGAATAGACTGAGATATAACTTGAACTCTCTAGCCAGAGAATATGTTGGTGTAGGTAAAAACGAAAAGATATTATTTGAAGCTGCAAAAGAATGGGGTATCAATCCTAAAAAAGAAATGTGGAGACTACCGGCGATGCATGTTGGAGAATATGCTGAGCAAGACGCCGTAGCGACACTGAAACTATGGGAGCGATTACAACAAGAGATTACATCGCAAGACTTATGGGATATTTTTAATGTAGAAACAGAACTATTTCCCTGCTTAGTTGACATGAAGTTTCAAGGAGTACGAGTAGACCTGGAGAAAGCTCACATCATAAAAAAAGATTTAGTTAAAGAAGAAAAACAATTCTTACAAAAAATAAAAAAAGAAACAGGAATGGACGTAGAGATATGGGCAGCCGCATCAATCGCAAAAGTTTTTGACAAACTAAAACTACCCTACGATCAAACAGCTACAGGAGCTCCTAGTTTTACCAAGAACTTTTTATCACAACATCCTAACGAAATTGCACAAGCCATTGCTCAGGCGAGAGAAATAAACAAAGCACATACAACTTTTATTGATACAATTTTAGAACATGAGCACAAAGGAAGAATTCATGCGGACATCAATCAAATACGATCTGATGACGGTGGAACGGTAACGGGCCGATTTTCTTATTCTAATCCGAATCTTCAGCAAATCCCCGCTCGAAGCAAGAAGATTGGTCCGTTGATTCGAAGTTTATTTTTACCAGAAGAGAACTGTGTATGGGGTGCTTTCGATTATTCTCAACAAGAACCGAGGATCGTGGTTCATTACGCAGCTCTATCACAGCTACAAGGTGTTAGTGATATTGTCGACGCGTATCGTGAAGGTGATGCTGACTTCCACCAAGCGGTAGCAGAGATGGCTGACATTGATAGAAAAGACGCGAAGACAATTAACTTAGGTTTGATGTATGGCATGGGTAAGAATAAACTCATGGCAGAACTAGGATTGTTAGTCGAGCAAGCAGAAAAGCTGTTGAAGAAATATCACGAGCGAGCTCCCTTTGTGAAACAACTCATCGATGCTGTATCACGTAGGGCCCAAGAACGTGGACGTATTCGCACCATTGGTGGTCGTGTTTGTCATTTTGATTTATGGGAGCCGGCTAGCTTTGGTATTCATAAACCATTGGCTCACGCAGATGCACTAGCGGAACATGGACCGGGGATTAAAAGAGCGTTTACTTACAAGGCTTTAAACAAACTCATTCAAGGCAGTGCTGCTGATATGACAAAGATTGCTATGGTCAAATTGTACCGAGAAGGGATTATTCCTATGATTCAAATACATGATGAATTGGATGTTTCTGTAGAGAATCCAGAACAGGCTCAGAAAATAATTGAGGTTATGGAAGAAGCTGTTAAACTCGAAGTCCCTAACAAAGTAGATTACGAAAAAGGAAAAAGTTGGGGAGATATAAAATGAACTGTTGGCATTGTAATACACAATTAATATGGGGTGGAGATCACGATATTGGCGAAGAAGATGAAGAGTATCTTATTGTGACAAATTTAAGCTGTCCTAATTGTAAAAGTTTTGTAGAAGTATATTTACCCAAGGAGGACCATAATGAGCTTTCTAGTAGCGAACGTACCACCCACTAAAGTTTTTGTAAAAAAACAATATCTCTATGATCATCAAAAAGGTCATGGTGAGTTTGTCGAAGGTATTTGGGTGACTTGTAAATCTATTGAAGGTCGAGCACTATATTTTGAAACATATCTACCAGAGTACGGAGCATTGTATGATAAGCTTCCTATCTCTGCTTTTGTATCAGAACCCACAGAATTAGATTTACCTTTAGAAGAATTAGAACTATGGGATGCTTTTAGTTATCATTTAACAGTGATTAGTAAATCGAGCATCGCGGGCTGTAAGGCTAAATACTTAGCGCCTTCAAAATCGTGGCACGCTGGAGAGTATTTATTTACAATTGATAATTGTCATTCTGATGCCAATACAATGAATAGTGGATATTCTGAAATGCCAGAAGAACATAAGTCGTTTAATATATTAGGATTAGACAATAAACATTTTGCAGCTCAACCAAACAATCGTTGTTTGTTCTTTGATAAATCACTGACACCTGCAGAATTAAAGACACCTGACTTCAAGGTTTCTACTATCGAATATAATGTCGAGACAGAAAGTAAGTGGACCGCGGGTGATGACACTAACTATTTTTATAATTTGAAAGAGAGTAAATAATGAGAGAAGAACTATATCTACGTCAATTAAAAGTTTTACACCGTGTTGTTAAAAACATACGAAAAAAACATCAAGGTGATGCCTCTAGTAGAAATCAAGATTTAATCGATGATCTTAATCGTATTGCCTTAGAAATTCACGATTTACAAAAAGACATAGAAAGTAACTTGTAAAGAGGGCCCGCCCTATCGAATGATAGGACGAGCAACAAAAGTGAAGAAGAACCTTCATTTTTTCTTAAATTTTTTTCTTTGTCAACTACCCATTTTGTAGTATATTATCCCATATAATAATAAATAGAAAGAAGGTACAAGATGTACGTAATCGACAAAAAGTTAGAACGTGTAGCAGAAATGAAAGGCAAGACTCTTGCGGAATTTTTGAACGTTGTAGTTAAACATGAGATTGGTGATTTTAGTTTTGCCAATACAGAACAAGAAGCAGGCAATATCATATTGTCATTAATGAAGGAGAAAAAGAATGCCCGACACACAAAAATATAAATCGGTATCCGTACCAAATGAGACGTACAAAATTTTAGTTGATCTAAGCAAAGAAATATTTGAAGCGCCTTTGACAATATCAAAGACCATTGAATATTTAGCTCGTAAAGAAACTAAAAAGAAGAATGGCAAAAGCTAAATTCAAATGTGGTGAATGCCAAGGACTAGGCTACATAGAAACAAGAAGGAATAAGAACGAGAGCGTTGTGTTGAAATGTTCTCGTTGTAATGGGAAAGGACATATCAAAGTTGAGCGACCTGTATTACATGAAAGTATCGTTAGTGATGATTACCGTCTTACTTATCACAAGAGTTGAAGCATGGCCACTAATCTAAAATCGATTAAAGGCATTAGTTCCGAGTTAATAGCAGCTGCAGAATATACCAAGAATGGTTTCTACGTTTCCCTATCATTGGACCCTTTGTGTCCTTTTGATCTTGTTGTCACGGATGATAAGGGAAATAGTTTTTTAGTAGATGTTAAAACCGAAAGCACTCGGAAAACAAAATCGGGAACGCATGATGAGGGAGGACGTATTTATCGTGCGCTATCCGAAGAACAAAAAGAAATGGGAGTACGCCTTCGATATATTCCCTGGAAGGAGATAGATGGAAAAGATTAATGAATTTTACTACCCGACGTCGTTTGTTCGAAGCGACATGGAAGGTAAAGGCCGGACCTATGATGTCAAAGATCAGATAGCATTGGCGAGTGTCACAACCATACTTGGTGAGACAAAAGACAAATCTTTTTTGAAAGAATGGAAGAAACGAGTTGGCGAAGAAAAGGCCAAGAAGATTGTATCGGACGCCTCGAAACGAGGAACGTCGATGCACAATATCATTGAAGGGTGGGTATCCGGTCAACAGCACTTAGATTTGACTCCGATTGGTCAAAACGCTCATAGCATGGCAACACAGATCATTAAAAACGGTTTAAAGGACCGTCTAGAGGGGTATTACGGTATCGAAGCCCTGATGTATTACCCTGGATTGTATGCCGGCAGTGCAGATTTGGTCGCGAAACATGATGGTGAGATCACGATCATTGACTTCAAACAGACGAATAAACCCAAACGTGAAGAGTGGATCGAGGATTATTTTATGCAGCTATCGGCTTATGCCATGGCGCATGACTATATTTATGGGACCTCTATTGACAAAGCGATGATTATGATGTGTAGTGTAGATAACTATTACCAGGAATGGGTACTTTCTGGTGCACAGTTAAAACATTATAAACATGAATTTTTAAGGAGAGTCGATCAATATTATGGCAATTTCAGTAGCACCTAAACTTCTAGGACCCCTTCTTATTGGGGGTGGTATTACACAATCTAATCCAGAAATGTTGAAAGGTTTAATGCAAACCTTTAGCTCTTCCCCTTTGACACAAATACTCAAAGCTAAAGAGGAAAAAGAAGACGATAAAGATTACACGTCCGAAGAAGCAGAAGAAGCTATTGGAGAGAGACAAGAAAAGAAACGTCAATATTTTGGTCGTATTAATCAAGAAAAGATCAAAGAAGCTTTAAAGCGTCGAGGATTTGAAGGTGATGAGGATCAATTAGAAATTGTTTCTGGTAAAATTTTAGGTGATTTTGATGACACTGAAATATCTGATCAAGAAGCGGATGACATGGCATCTAGTTATTCTGAATTTGAAGGTTTAACGCAAGAAGATCTTGCAGATATGTCAGATAAAAACAGAACTTTAAACGCCAAAGGTGGTATGATTGATCGTCCTCTCTACGATCGAGCGTAATGCTTAAATTTTTTTTGGTGGGTTGGGTGTGTCTAGGTCAAGGTATTGAAGAGAAATGTGTTCGTATGGCCTCTGAAGTCGTTCATGATACTTATGAGAGTTGCAACGAATATTATCAATTAGTGGCGACAGATTTGGCTGACACAGGGGCCGAATTAAATTTTACTTGTGTTCAAGCCGGATTAATAGAAGACGTTTTATAGTCGAAAGACGACAGAGTGAATACTGTTGTTAAAAATTGACTAGACTTCTATAAATTGTATCACCATTATACACGAAATTACCTTCCTGTTTTAATGCCTATCGCCTTTCTATGCGTATTTTAGCATACCTGATGTTAAAAATCAGCAATTCTTTTCTCTTGACTTTTTGATAGAACATGGGCCATGAAAGGAAATTACAATGACTAAACTATTAAAAGCTTTAGGTAACTTTTTTACCTTAGAACCCGACGTTGATAGCGCCATGAAAGCATTTCTACAGGCTGAATATAAAAATGATTGGAAAGCTGCTTATGTTTCTTGGAAAGAAGAAGGCAGGCTTCCTAACTTTATCCGCCGAACACTATAATCGAACCGTTGTCAAGTACGGGAAAACCTTTTTTCCCGGCTCTTGACACGTGGACCGTGGGCCGTGGTAAGGGGAGATTTAGGAAAACATTTTTTTAAAAAAAAAAATATGGTCCCAACCCCCGGTAGTGGTGGTAGAGTGAGAAAACACCTTATTTTTCAATAATAATAGCACGATTTTGGTCTACCACGGCCGTGGTAGACGTGGTAGAGTAGATTTCAAAAAAGCTATATTTTTCAATACTTTTCAATCTCCTAGCTTGGCGTGAAGAGGTTTTTTATTTTACTAATTTGAAATTTGATTTACCTAAATTCTCCCTTATAGTGAGATTATGTTTAAGAAATTCCCTTGGAAGAAATATAGAGTTGAATGGTTGGACATATCAGGAGAGACAGGCTGGGGTTCTGAAGATACTATAAGAAAAATGGAACCACAGGTGGCTACAACAGAAGGATATCTTTTTTATGAAGATAATGACAGGGTCATTACTTTTGCAACGTACTACTATAACGATGAAGAAGGATATACTTTTGGAGATAGAAATGTATTTCCTAGAGGTTGCATTAAAAGTATAAGAAAAATTTAATCTTCTATTGGTTCTACAATTTTTAATTCTGTAGGTTTTTTAACCTTATCTTTTAAACTTTCTACGTCCTCATGTTCTAACAATAATTTATTATCCTCTATAATCTCAGACAATCTAGCTTCTAATTCTCTTTCACTAAGGTCTTCTAGTTTACCATGCTTAATAATCTTTTGTTCTATATATAGGCCGGCAGCTTTACCCCTAGCTACTTCTGCATTGATTGCTGCAGACCAGGCGCCCTTCTCCCTAGCTTCTTCTCGAAGCCTAGCTAATTCTGTAATGTGAGAACCATAATCTACTCTATATTTTTCTTGTAGTTCTGATCTAATCTCATCAATATATTTAACAACCAAAGGAAACTTCCTAGGGTTGCGCAGCTCCGAAGCTCTTACATGCGCAGAGCCTTCTGCATAACCAGCTTCGATAGCACATTCAGTTGGAGACTTACGTCCTTCATTTGTAACTAGTAGTGTTGCAAATTTTGTTTGTTGTTCTGTTAATACTTTAGGTAAACCCATACCCTCTTATAGAAAATATATATTGTAAAAGCAAGTAAATTGTGATATTGATTTACTTGAAGTGAGGGTCTTTCTTACTATGTTCCTCCTAAAATACATTGTCTTTTTGCTCTCACTTCACACTTGAAAGAAAAGAGGTAAGTTATAATATGAATACTATGACATTCAAAAACAAAAAAGAAGAAGAAGAGTTTCAAGAACAGCTTAAAGAAGCAATGGAGATTCTACAAAAACAAGATGTTCATTTTTTTAGAACGGAACATATACTGCCTATATTGCAATCTATGAATCAAGAACAATTAGAAATATTTGAACATCTAACCGGTATCAATAGACAAACCATACATTAAAGATGTCATCATATACAACTAAGGCTTTGATGCAGGTCCTAGAAAAATTCTGTGAAAGTCCTGTTGGTAGCCATGCAAAAGTACAAATGGTGATACCACAAGGTAGAAATCCTTTGCAACGTGAGTTCAATATCAAAGAAATTAAGTTGGTAGAGAACCAAATTATCGGTGCAAAAGAGAAATATCGTATGTTAATCCTAGTGGAGTAATTACTTTGAAACCAGAGTCAGCCTTCTGGCTAGAAACGAAAGAAAAACTTAATACATTTTCCCTTATAAGACTAGAAAGTTGGGCATCTGCTGGCATTCCAGACATACTTGGTTATGGTGATAAGCGTGGGTTTTTTACCATTGAGTTAAAAGTAACAAGTAGTAAGAAGATACGGTTCTCACCCCACCAAATCGCGTTCCATTATAAGCATCCAAAGGATAGCTATATCTTAGTCAAGACCCTCGCTCCACGATCCGTGAAACTTTATCCAGGGTCCGCGATTCAAGAGCTTGTAGCCTGTGGGCCCACCCACCCGCCTGTGGCCGAAGGCTGGGA